CCTACACAAGAATCAACCTGGTTTACTGAGCCCATCCTAACTGTCGACCCATTCGTTAACTCAATAACTTTATCCTTTGCGTTATCTTTTGCGACTTCTAAATCAAAGTGCTTTATGAGATTGCGCTGCAAGTCAAAAGAAATCTGAGACAGCGAGTAGTTGGGGGACATGATTAGAATGTTTGACCCGGGAACTAGTGACACTAGCTGCCCGATTATGTTTGCGATATACGTTTTACCCTGTCTGCGGCTTACTGCGGCACAAACAAAACGATATTTATTATTATTTATCGCATTTATTATAGCTACCTGAGAAGGTAAAGGAGTGACTCCCAGCAAATCTAAATACTCACTTACTGGGAGTTTTAAGAAGCGTGTCTCAGATTGTAACTCTAAAAACTCCTCGGATCTAATATCCGCTCTGCTAATTTCTACAGCCATTGTTGATTACTCTGGTTGTTGATCAGATATAACTTGTTTATTTTTCTCTATCCAATCTTCTGAATTTGTATCTTCATCACCTTGTGTAGCTTGACGATAATATATAATAATTTCTTTTTGCTGCCTTATATACCTTCGCAATTCTTGTAAATTATACGCCATGTTTTCATAGTCTTGGGGCGTAATACCAAACAACACATAAGTACCGTCTTGAAGCTTTTGAAGCCTCTTTACTTGCTCTTCCCAGTTTCTTTCTGTAACTACAAAGAACTCTACATCTTGAAGAGCGATTTCTTTTGGTAACGGAGGTTGATAAATTTCGAGAGTTTTATACTCCGTTACAGTTTTAATAATTGGTTCTGGTGGAGGTAAGGGTTCCTGACGAGGAATCCATGAGCAACCTCCTAATAGTAATAAACTAATTAGTAGAATCCGCATTTGCGATCTCCTTACTAGCTTCTTCTATATCTCGAAAAACTTGTGCAGTCCCGTTATTAATTCTGGGTTCAATCAACCCCGGCTTTGCACGAGCAAGTCGTGTGAGATCATGACGTTTAAAAATAGATAAGTAGTCATCCATCTCTGCTTGCATCTCATTATTTTTTGCACTTAACTCTGTTACTGCTTTTAGCTGAGTTTGTAAATTTTTCTCTGCTTTTTCTCGTGCAAGTTTTTCTACATCAAACGCGGCTTCGAGACGCGCTGCATTCTCTTTGAGAGTTACAGCATTCGCCTCTAGCCGTGATATTTTTGTCTCTTTCTGATTAACCACTACATTGTGATAACCATATCCTGCTCCCGCAATAACTACGAGAAGAGGGAGCATTTTTAACATTGCAATCATTTTTTACCTACTGCGTCTGCTGCAAAGAAAGCTGAAACAAGTACTGCAATTGATGCAAAATAAGTTGGTGCTATATCTGCAATTAAATTTGCCGCATTTTCTAAGCCGAACATAGAAGTTAAAAATATTCCAAATGGGTAAAGAAGAAGGCCAAATAACGAAAACCATGCCATCTTTCTAATTGCATCCCGTTGTGCATCTTTATCTTCAAGTTCTTTTCTTTTAAATTCAAGATGCATTTTAAGTTCTTCATCCGTAACTACTCCGTCACCGTTTATGTCTGCTGGATGATGTTCACTCATTCTGCTTTCCAAATAGTCCAGGCACCGTATGCAAGACCAGCCCAGGCAGCTAACTTAGCTAAGCCTCCAAAAAGTATAACAGCTCCGCACACACCTACAATTACGAAACCGTCCCAAGTAGTACGCTCTCCTAAGATTCTACGCAACATGAGTTCCTCTCTTTTTATGGCCATTCCAAGCCACAAAGCCTGCTGCTGCTAATGCCCAGTAAGCAAGATAGTTCAACAGCTTGAAGCCATTCACTTCAATACAGATATCACGGAAAAGCTTGTCCGCGTCACTTTGTGTCATACGTCCTGTATGATTTCCATCTTTGTCCATTAAAGTAGCATACTTATAAGCGTAGTCGTGTACAAGACCGCCCATGAGCAATACTCCAGTTGGAGAAAGCCACATAGCTAAAAACTTTGGTACTGAAGCGCCGTCAAAAGTAAACCCTTTAGGCACTATATAGTATTTTCCTTTGAGTTGAAAATGAAAATCCTCACAGATTTCCCACTGACGAACTCCCATCAGCCAATGCCAGATTGCTTTAAAAAAGCCTTTGTCTTTTGTTTCTATGGGCAACGGCTTCATGTGTGGCATTTCTGCATACTTAAAGCCTACGCGATGCTTGCCTTGTCCGTCGAACAAATTAGAAATAAATCCAATTAGTACTAAAACACCAAAAACAGTCCATTGCCAAAAGTTTACAGCTAAATCCCACAACATTTCCATGTGCAATCCTTATTTCTTTTTAGAAATCTTAGCCAAGAAAAGTTTCAAAGCTACATCTTGTGGCCAGTAGAACCACTTATATTTCTTGTGTCCGAGCTTTTCCATCTCCGACCAAGGTACAAACTTTTTAGTCCAGTTATCTGCCCATTGATCTCCGTAACGAAGAATTGCGTGTCCTCCGCCAGTGTGAGTAATTACTCTACGAATCTGAGCTTTGAAAGTAATAAGGTTCCACCAAAACTTCCACATAGACTTACCACTGATTAACCATAAAAGAGTTAGAGCGTAGTCTTCACAATCTCCAATATGTGGATGCTCTTTCATAATTTTCCAATGATCTTTGGAGGCATACTGGTCAAGATCATACTTATATGCCCAGGTTGAATTAAGCTCTTCTACTTCTTTTTCAAACATTACCATTTTACCTTGTCAGCCCAGTATGCTGCCGACATCTTGCCCTTTGCAATATTCTTTCGATGACGGGCTTTGAAAGAGGCTCTCTTTCGTTTCATTGCTTCACTTTCTCCAGCCTTCGGCTTCCCTGCCGTTTTAGCTCCTTGCTGGCCGAAACGAATTGTCTTAATTTTTGTACCCACTTTTGCTACAACAATGTGAGACTTTTTTGGATGACCAGGAGTACGCTTTGGTTTATTGAACCCTGATACTCCTGCTCTCTTTAATCTTGAGTCGCGTTTTTTACCTTTTCTTTTTGCCGCCACGCTTCATTCTCCTCGACTTAGTAAAAGTTTTTACCATAGTCGGCTTGCCTCCAGGGTTTCCTGCTCTGCGCTTTCTAGTAATTGCGGATCGTCTTTGTGCTGGAGTCATACGAGCAGCTTTAGATGCCGGAACGCATTTAGGGTACTTACCCTTTTTAGAAGTCTTACGACCGCAAGGCATATATCCCCCGCCCTTTTTAGGACGAGAGATATCTACCCAACTTTCTTTAAACCACTTAGTGAGTCCGCCTTTTGGTTTAGCCATCTACTTACCCATGCGGTACTTACCGCCTCGTGCTTTATAAGTTTTTACTAGCCACCCATTTGCGTACGCTGAAGGATAGACTTTGAACCTACGCTTTGTCTCTGCTTTGACTCGTGCATAAAGCTTTTTATTTGTAGGTACAGGTCTTTTTTTGCTTACCTTTCTTTTAGCTCGTCGCTTTACAGCCATGGTTTTCTCTATACCAAAAAATCGTTTTGGTACACGTTAGTACTTGTGGTAAGACGTCCATGCTTATCATAAGTAGTAACTTCGTAAGTGGTAGTAGTTACTTTTGTGCTTCCTGGATAAGGGCCTTCTTGTGTTTTATAGACTACGTGTGTATTTACACTTGTCACTGGTACTATCGGCCCTATACTATCCACAGTTACAAGGACTACATCCGCAACACGTGCAGATCTTTTTTACCTTCATCCTCGCTTCCTTTTCATAATTGCTTTACGCAATGCAGGTGGAAGTTTCTTTTGCTTTGCGGTCAATCCGCCCATAGACTTTTTCTTTTTGCCCTTGCCTTTCTTAGCAGGACGACCTCGCTTTTTACCGTAAGTTCCTTTACCTTGTGGCACTACTTTTCTCCCTTTTCTTCGGCGATTAAGTCTTCCTCAAATTGGTCTAACTCATCTACCATAGCTTGCTTAGCTTCGTAAGCAGTCATATCACGTACTTCGGGGGTTGGAAGAAGCAATCTTTCCATGAAAGCGTGTACTTCTTCCCAATCTTCTGCAACTAGTCGAACTTCATTACCTACAGTAATTTTCCAACCGTCACCTTTATTAAAAATTCTTATATCCATGTTTTTTCCTTATAGTACGAATGCAATGATTCCTACGCCTATGCCAATGAGGAAGCCAAAAATACAGACAATGCTCAAGTCTATTAAAAACTCTTTATCAAAAATTGGCTCATGTACTTTGTATGCTTGATATAACCTCGGCTTCCGTCGCACCTAGTGGCCCATGAGTAATGTTACTATCACTCCTGCGAGAAATACGATAAGGCTGCCAGCACTTACCATAATTCTGTTCTCGATTCTTTTCAATGAGTCTTCGATATCCATCAGTCGATTAAAGGTGGTTTTCCATCTCTCTTCGCACTGAGATTCATGAGTACTCATCTCTATTTCTATATTGCGTACGCGTTCCTCCAAATCTTCCATTTTCTTTATTATTAGGCTTCATTACCGCTGAGAAGTTTTTCCATGAGTTTGCCATAATTACCTTGGCCAAATGGAAGAGCTGCATCATTTATTTGAACATTCGTTTGATTACGAATATTTGTGGTTTCTGCTTTTAACAACTCAGCTTGCGCTTTGATTTCATCCATGCGCATTTTATGAGCCATTTGCAGTAAGTCGGCTAAATCTTTTGAAGAGTATACGCCAGTTTCCTGTGCTTCTTCAAGCTTACTTGCAATCATATCATCGAGTACAGTAGCAATATTATTTTTATTGCGATATCCCATATCGAGATAAACGGTGTCAATGTATTTCTTTACTTCACGCTTGTTGAGAACCTCTACTACTTGATTTTCTGGTACGTGCATATACTCACACACTGCGCGAATGTTTCCAAACTGCAAGTAAGCATTTGCCACTTCGAGACCTTCTGGCGATATTTGTGTAATTTCTTTAGCCATGTTGAGATTCTACTCCATACCAGTTGCAAAGTCAAGATTTATTTTTGGTACCTTAGTCCGCTAAGGGGTTGTCCAAAGCTTTTTGCAGCTTGTCCTCTAAGTCTGTTTCTAACTTTTCCATGTCTTCTTCAATGCGCTTCTCTACTTCACGCATCGTATCACGTACGTCTTTTTCTGTCTCACGAGTTAAATCAGATACTTCTCGAAGTCTTCCGTCTATCTCTGACTGCATATCTTTCACCCGCGCACTTGTGCTATCTGTTACTCGCTCAATACGAGTAATGTCATCTTTCAGTCCGTTTTTAATATCTCGAGTATAGTCGATAGCTTCGTCGAGTTTAATCTCTATTTGTGCGTTTCGTGCTTCAATCACACCTACATCAATATTTTGTACGATTTCTTTCATATCCATGTAGTCTTTGTAAAATTCAAAAACAGCCCAGGAAGCGCCTCCTAAAGTAGAAAGGGCAGTTAAGACTACTGCAGCCTTCCCGCCCTTAAATGTCATTCCTGCAAATTCAAACTCTGCCATCTAGTTATCATCGTTATTCTCAAACTGAAGTGCACGTAAGTTTGCAACTTCTTGTTTGAGCCTTTGCACTTCTAATCGTTCTCTTTCTAGTGCAAGTTGGTAGAGTGTATTACAATTAATACGCTCTTTTGGTTTATCAAGTGGTATGGTTATGCGAGCATATACACCTGTGTTCATTCCTCCATTCCCGCTGGGATTATAATTAGGTGCCATAGTATTATATTCAGGTTCATCTATAAGTCCGAGAACCCCGAACTCAAGATTTGTGGACGAGCCAATAGCGTTCGAGCAGTCCATGTCTCCATGACGAAATCGATCCGACTGATAGCTCTGCGGTGACTGCGGCATCTGCAAGTTCACAGATTGTGCGAACGCAGTTATAGGCAGTAAAACCAGTATAATAATGTAAAAGAGTCTCATCGAGACCTCACCTAATCTTTGAACAAACTTTTGATGATATCATGCTTCGAGATCGCGCTCCTTTTTGTAACATCGACCTTGTACATATGTACTGTGCCGTAGTGTCACTCGGAAGAAAAATTTCGATCTCACGCCGTTCCATATAGTCCAACTTAAACAATTTCTCTTCTGCTATAAAAGGCACATCATTCCAGAAAACATCAGTGACTTCTAATTTATAGTGGTTTACATCCACGCGAGCATTCCAAATTTTCACTTTGGTTTGGAGCACATTTGGTATGTATGATTGTTCAAGCTTGGGGTATGTTGGTGTGAGCTCGTGGGCCGAGGCATGTATGCCCCACAGCGGCCCACTCACTACCAACAGGATTAAAACTAAATATTTTTTCATTACAGAGGGATACACTCCGCTTCAACAATTGCAGTATAAGTTCCTGCAGGGAAAGATTTTGTATATCCGTAATCAGCTTCTGAAGAGATTTTAAACCAAGTACTTCCAGCTACAGTTAGCTCGTACTCGTGAGCGTTGTCGTATTCTACTTTGTTTGTATCGTAGTCTGACATATTTGTATCAGATACCTCAGAAACTTCTACATCTCCATCCCAAGTTACAACGTCATCTAATGTGGGAGAAGAAGAAAAAGCTACAGGATGTTCAATAACGGCTTTGTAGTAGTCTGCTACAAGAACATCGTAACGAATAATAGGCTGCACACCGCCAGAAGTAGGCGCTGTAGTAAGCTCATATGGGTTTGGGTTACCGTAGACTCCCGCAGTCTCTGAAATGATAATGCACTTCGAGTCTACGCTACCGATAATTTCTGTGTTTGCCAATGCTCCTGTTGCGAGCATGGAAGAGGCAAGTGGTACTACAAGGTTTTTCAACATTACTTAGTCTCCTGTTGACCTGACTCGTATTGTGAGTCCACCATTTGCTGATGAAGAAGCTGCTGTGCGAGGTTACTTCTTCGAGCTTTTGCATTGTCTTGTATATCCCCGCCATTCAAGACTACTGTCTCTAGGTATTCTCCACCGTCGAGAAGATCATAATAACTAGTAGGAAGTGTACGAGAAGTAAGCGCTAATGCAAGAGCTTCAGCTACTGGATCAATAAGCCCAGGGTTATCTCCATCAGAGAGTAGTTCTTCAAGAACATTTGATACTGCCCACTCTCTTTGACGTCTTTGTCTTTCTTGCTCCTCTTCTTCCTGCTGTAGTTTATTTTTACGTTCCATTTCTGCTTGTACAAGCTCATCTTGTAGCGGATCGTAAATAGGTATTTCTGGTACTTCTATAAGCTCTTCGTAGCCTGGGCAGTTTGGATCCGATTGAGGATCAAAACAAGGGTCGTACTTATAAGAGTAATAAACAGAAGGATCTGTTACTTCACCATCTCCATCAACTTCGATAGATCCTGGACCCCACAAGGTTGCAGGCAGATTGGGGAAGGCGAAGGCTTTTGAGATTGTATTACCAGGAAGCCCAGACCAATCGTCTGCGTTCCTAAAAATATAACCATTGCCATCCGCATACTCATTTTGTACATATACTATCATGTCCGTTTCCGGATCTTTGACTGCGGTATATTGATATACTAAGCCATTTACTTCAAGTCCTGCATACTCTGGTAAAATATTTGTCATTACCCAGTTTAAACCGAACTGAGCTGCATTATTTGTAGTGCCGTATACTTCTTCAGAGTAGGAGAGCGGCGAGTAAAGCAAGCACCCCACCAGCGCCCATGAGAGTCTTTTCATCTGACGTAAACTCCTTCTTCTCTTTAGCGACTTCTTCAGGCTCTGCTGCGTCTGCTACTTCCCAAGCTGCTTTTGCTTCTGCTCCGATCAATCCATCATAAGGACATGGAGTTCCTGCATTCATCATTGCGTCAAATACTCGTTGATCTTGGCACATGATTGATACGGCTGCAACTTTCATTCCCATATCGTACAAAGTCTTTGCATTCTTCAACATTTCACAGTTATCATCTGTAATTTGTGTACCCGTTGAGATTCCAAGAATCTGTGTTTGCACCGCACCTGCTACTCCGAATGTACATAGGTCTGAGTTGCTTGTGTTAATCGTTGGACTAATCGCAGAGGCCGGAGGCGACTTTAACGTAGTATCTGTTGTAGTAGTTACTGTCGACTCTGTGATAATTGGCTCGGGCGCTTCTACGAGTTCAGTCTCCTGTGCAAAAACTGGAGCAGCGATAAACGCCGCTGCAATAAATAATTTTTTCACGTTGAGCTAGGCTCCTCTTCGTTTTCTAAGTCTTCACCATAACGGCCTCTATCTCTGTTGCCGTCTCCATTTAGTTCTGTAAGATCTTGCTGCACTTGCTTAAAGTCTTTACTTAGTTCTGATTCCATGGCTCCACCTTTTTTATAGTCTTTTTTATTATATCTTCAAAATGTCCGTCGGGTGTTTCTACAAGTATACGGTCACTTGAACTATTATTGTATTGAGTGGGCATGGTACCAATTATTTCCAGGAGTTCTCCTGTTTTCCAGTGCTCGTAAGTAACTTTTACCATTGGTGCATTCATACCTGTCAGATTTTAATTATAGTTGGTGGCGAGTGAAAAGTCAAGAACTATTTTTAACTAGGTTCCGTAGGCCATGCAATATTGCCGTAAACAGTAACGCTTGTGTTGTTTGCTGGAATATTACGCAAAGCTGTGCGATAAGTTGCCCACTCTGCTTTCTTTTCAGTAGTAAGAGGACTGTCTGCTCCTTGAGTCCAGTCAGACATTCCTAATTTTAAATCTCGAGTAGCTCGTACATTACTCCAAAAATGATTGCTGTCAAACTCCCAAGTATGAGAAGTCCAGTTATAGAGATGTTCAGAATCTTCAGGCTTTGCTGCTTTTTCTACAAAAGAATTAGAGTCGGCATCATATCTATGTGTTGCCTCTAAATTTGTTGGGCTTCCCCCAAACTGATCTGTCCAACGAATTTGATCCGCCCCTATAAGTATACCTTCTGGAAGGTCAGCTTCATTTCCAGGAGAAGTCCATCCTTTTATTTCTCCTGTTTCAGGATTAATAATTATTGCGATTCTAACTGTCATACGAATTTTCCTATTACTAACGATCTTGTGGCGTCGATTGCATGTGTATCAGATACATATGCGTATTGATTAATTTGAGGAGCAGAGTTGTATTGAGTTCTCAATAAAGGAGCCATAGAAATTCCTGCATTACTACTTCCTCCTAAACTTTGCGAAGTTCCTTGAGTTAAAATGTTTCCCATAGTTCTATTATCAAAGAATCCGTTTCCTGGATAGACAAAGCAGTATCCAGTACTAAACCCTACTGTTCTTTTTGTGGAACCTGAACTGTTTTGTCCTCCTCCTTGTACAAAAGCGGCAGTATTTCCAGAAACAGTAACTAAAACCCAGTAATCATCAAAATTTGCAGGGTCGTCTACAATGTGATAAATAATAGGCAAAGGATTATCATCCCAAGCTCCAAAAGCATTAGAGTCTGCGGGAAGATCAGGCTCTCCTGTAGTTATATTCTTAATTTGAAAATTTTCTCGATTTGAAGAAAAAGCTAGGCTTCCATTTGATTTATAGACTTCTACTCCGTATCCTGCGGTTTCTTCTGCATTATTTGTAAGCACTCCCATTTTATACTCGAGAGTAAAATCTGCCGTAGTACTACTTCCCCACGAAGGATCAAATCTATACCCATTACTTGAATGAAAAGAAGCTAGAGTTTTGTCAATTGTTTTTGAAACAGTATTTGCAGGCATAGAACTTGACCATGTACCGTTTATATAGACTTTGTATGTAGTTCCTGAGTGGTGTTCAATATCAGTAATAGTTACAACAGTATTTGCACTATAGCTTGCCCAGTTACTGTATGCTCCTACAGTGTCTCCAATTGTTTCTGCGGTATGATCTACGTTTATGGGAGCTCCTGTAAAGGATTGAGGTAAAAATGCACTACTAAGAGTAGCGTAACTTCCTCCTATAACAGTCGGAGTTGCGTACACAAAATTTTGTCCAACAGTAGTTGAAGTTGTGGAAGTCCATCGGTACTGACAACTTCCTAAAAATACTCCAAATTGAAGAGTTGCTCCATTACGGGATCCTGAAGTTCGTTTTGGTCGAACAAAAATTAAAGCGTCTCGTTCGGGGCCAGATACAATTGTCCCTTTAGCTGTTCCACCTCCTGAAGCTCGAAAAGGATTTAAACTTGAAGATCCCGCACATTCTGGAACCATAGTACCTGTTTTGAGTATCTGTACTTGTCTTGAATTTTCATCAATTAAGGTTTTTCCAGATTTATTAAATACTTCTATGCCGTAAGCCATCTATATTCTCGCTATTAATACTCTGTATGCTTCACTGCCTGTTAATACTTGATAACTTGCATTACTTGTTCTTACATCAGCTCTTTCAATTGTGAAAGATCCATAGGCTCCTGTGTCTTTTACAAAATAATTTGAATTAGGGGCAAGTTGAAAAGCGTGCCACTCATCGTCGCGAGGATTAGAAGAGGATCCATTAAATCCTGTAAAATTTTGAGTAAAGCTTGACCCACTTCCGGTACCACTCACAAAGCCTACTAGTCTTGGCTGCCTTCGAGACATATCCATGCGAATATTCCCGTTTGCATCATAAACATGAAGTCCGTAGCCGTAATTTGTAGTACCAGATGCAGTTCCTGTAAGTGTGTAGGTTCTGTTAAAGTAAGACTGGTGTAGTACAAGAGAATAAGCTCCCGCTGCAAAAAATTCTACTGTAACAGTTGTACTGCTATCAAAGCTTCCTCCGCCAGTTCCAAGGTCTACAGATCCGATATTTGATTGACTTTGGACAGTTATTCCATAGCGAAACTGTATAGAAAGAGACACGGTATCAAAAGTACCCACGTTTTGAGTATCTGAGTCGTTTCCGTTTCGGATATCTGTGGAAAGATTATAAGTAGTCATGGTGCAATTATAGTATAGAAAAGAAAAAAAGTCAAGGTCTGTTTTTCTCAGGTATAAAAAAACGGCACCACTGAGGATGCCGTTCTTTCAAAAAACTAATGCCAATTAAGCAATAGCTTCTTTTTCATCACGAGGCTGGGGCTCGTGCATTTCTTCGTGATCTACAGGCATAGAGATCTTGTAGCCAGCGTTTTCCCAACCTTTGATAGTACGGCATTTGTTTTTATATACATAGCCATTGCCAAAGCCAATTCGTTCGACTTTTACTGTGGCGCAAAACTTGCCATCTTCATTAAGTTTTGCAGTATAATCAATTTCTTCGCCTGCAAAGACGGTGGGTGCTAGAAAAGAAAGGGATAAACCGAGTGAGAGGATTGCGGTTTTCATATGCGTAATGTTCTCCTATTTGGAACCTTGAAATCACCATTGATTTCGGACATAGTATATAAAACTTCGGGTAAAATGTCAAGTATTATTTTTGCCCAAGTGGTACGTGGAAGGGAGCGCGCGCGTTAGCACATTTGTCAAGGTCTGTCAACCCCCCTCTTATAATATTTTTTTATATGCTTATGCAAAAATAATTGTATACATGGGGCTCGCGATATGCGAGAATGCTTGCATTGACTAGGGAGGCTGACGCCATGAAACTTTTTACCTTTACTCTGCTTTTTATCTTGCTACAGGTTGGCGCACTCGCCACACTTTTTTCGGTGATGGCCGGCGCTTATTTTTGGACGGGGTTCGGCTTCGTTTGCATGGGGTTGATCACATATGCGCTAGAAAAAATCAATAACCTTTTGATCTAATGATATTCCAAAACGGTCTAAAAAAGGTATTGACTTTTTTCGCTAGATCACCGATAATCTCTTCATCGGTTGGGGGATTGGCTCCCGACCAAAACCAAAAGGACTATGCTATGTCTAACTACACTGAAACAATGGTTGCCAAGATCAAGGCTTCCGCACCTCTCAACCTTGCCAAGGCGCAAGCACTCTCTGCCGATTTCGGCAATGTGACTTATCGCTCGGTGATCAGCAAGGCCAAAAGCCTTGGGGTTGAATATGTCAAGGCGGCACCAGCCGCTAAAAAATCCCGCGATGATGCGCCTACTAAAGCGCAATACCTCGCGGCCATCCGCAAGGGTTTGGCTTTGCCAGATCGTGAGGGTGACTTGACCAAGGCCGAATTGGCCACGGTCTTGGAGTCGATCGGATGATCGGCTTCGCCTCTTGGGTTGGGGCGCTTTGCATGATGCTAGCGCCCTTCATCATCGACACAACAGCCGGAAAAATGCTTGCAATCGTTGGGCTTTCTATGCTAACCTTGCAAGCAATCAAGGGGAAATTGTGGAACCTTGTGGCCTTAAACTTAACCGGAATAATAGGATACTGCTATGCAATTTATTTTTGATCTTGACCACACCGTCATCGACTCAAGCCATCGCCAAGCGACTCGGCCCGATGGGTCACTCGACCTCGATCACTGGCGCGAGCATTCAACGCCCGACCTTATCGAGCGCGATACCCTTCTCCCGCTCGCTCACGAATGGCGCAAGATTCACCGCAAAGGCGGCACGATCATCGTCTGCACTGCAAGGGTCATGGGTTATGCCGATTATTTTTATCTTGGCTCGCGTGGGATGTTCGCGGAGAAAATCATCTCCCGCCAAGAGGGTGACACAACGCCCGATGATCTGCTGAAACTTCGCGGCTTGCGTCAATATGCCGCATCTATCGGGATGAGCTGGCGCAAATTCTGCGCGTCGAGCATGATGTTTGATGACAATTTAAATGTGATTCAGACCTTGACAAACAACGGCCTTGCATGCCAAAATGCACTTGAAATCAACAAAGCACTGGGAGCTTAAACCATGACTATCAAAAAACTTGCGCTAACGGTAGCCGATACCGAAACAGTCGGACTCGAGGGTTGGGTCTATGACTTCAGCTGGGTTTGCTGTGATCGCCAAGGCAATCGAATGATCGAGCGAACTTTTTTGGTCGAGGAAATCTTTACCGACCCCGACAAAATGATGGGCGCATTCTATGCTGGGAAGCATTTCACCCACTACGCTCGAATGCTTCAAGATGGCGAGATTCGCTTGACCCCTTGGCTCGACATTATCGCCCAGCTTCGCGCAGATCTCGAGGAATTTGATATTGACGTTTTCGCGGCTTACAATGCTGGCTTTGATATTCGCGTAATTCAGCAAACGCACCAAGCCTTGGGGCATACTGACAAGGTGCTATCGCGGCCTGTCAAGATTCTGGATATTTGGCAATTCGCTTGCGAAACCAAATTGAGCCAAAAGCAATACGCCTCAATCGCTCGCCGCTTGGGTTGGATTTCTCCGGCTGGCAATATCAAGACGGGCGCAGAATTTGCCCATCGCTACTGCTCGGGCGATCACTCATTTATTGAGGATCATACCGGATTGAGCGATGCCCGAATCGAGGTCGAAATTATGGCGGAATGCTTCCGCCAGAAAAAACGCGTTCCGTATGGTGTGGTGAATGCCTCACCTTGGCGGATCGTAAACAAAAACGCGGGCGATGATCCGCACATTCACGGGAGGGTC